GTATGGCCTAACGAAAAGCGCACCTCTGACCGTGCCCCTGGTTTCACGGGCTCTGTCAAAGTGAAAGGCGACAAGGATGGTCCCAAGGGCTATGCCAGCGTCTGGCAGAACGAAAGCTCTGAAAGCTCTTCTGATCTGTTCTGATCAACTGGGGGGCGAGTAATCGCCCCTTTCTTTTCCTCTATTACCATGACTCTGCTTAACGACAAGCAAATTGCCAAGCTTGCTGAGAATGACATCTTTTTGCCTTACGTTGGCGAAAAATGCAGAGAGCTTGACAATGGCACAAAAGCAATTTCCTACGGGCTCTCGCAAGCAGGCTATGACATTCGCCTGTCTTCCGTTGAGTTCCTAGTTTTCACTACAGATAACTGGGGCAGTGCGCCGTACGAGCTAGACGCCAAGCGGTTTGACACTGAGCCCACTGAAACGGAACTGGTTGAGCAGGAAGACGGTTCATGCTATTTTCTGCTGCCTCCCCATAGCCACGGCCTTGGTACCAGCCTTGAGCTAATTTCCATGCCGAACGACGTGTTTGCTCTTTGTGAAGGCAAAAGCACTTATGGGCGCTGCGGACTCATTGCCAACATTCTTCCCGTTGAACCTGGTTGGAGTGGCTACCTGACCATGTGCTTTGTCAACCCCACGGCATTCCCCATTCGCCTCTATGCCAACGAAGGCATCGCTCAGTTGGTGCTATTTGGCATTGAGGAAGTGGGACAAGCTTACACTGGCGCCTATCAAAACCAAAGCGCTAGGGTACAACTAGCTGCTGTCTAAGCATTGAGCGCTCTTGAAGATCAATTTCTTAGTTCGTGGCAAGCTCATCATCCTCGGTTAATTCTTGAACGAGAATTTTCTGACATTGCGGCTTGGGAAAAAGATTATCAAGAGCGCCATGCAAAAAATAAACGCTCAAGAAGGTATCGCCTTGACTTTGCTCATCCCGACAGTTGCACTGGCATCGAAATCCAGGGTGGTGTTTACAATCGTGGTCGCCACGTCACTGGCAGCGGCTATGAGCGCGATTGTCGGAAATATAATCTCGCATATACGAGCGGGTGGACGATCTTCCTCTTGACTAGCCAAATGGCCAAGGAAGTTTATTGGTATTCTTTAATTGCTTCTCATATTTGTCAATCACGACAGAGGCTTGGGTGAGCATTTCATCAGCAGCCTCAAGAGAGCTATCTCGCACTGCAAGAGCTTGACGAAGTTGAATGTTCTCCAGCATCAAGCTTTGAAAAGCAGTTTGCAGCGATGACCAACCTTCCAAAAGATTTTTGGCAACAGGCTTAAGCTGTTCTACACTGGTGCATTCGTCAATGGCCCTGCGATTAACAGTTAGGGCAAACTGACGCTCAGTAGAATGCTCGAACGGACCCATAGCGGCCAAATATTTTTGTCCATTGTAGTCAAATTGTACCGGCAAACAATACTTCATGGCAACCAATCGTTCTTTTGTTACTAGGCTACAGACGAACAATGGAAACAAGCAGTTTGTACGGGCAGTGGACGATGGGGAAAAAGCCGAAATCTTGCGTCCGGCTTCCCGAAGGTATAAACTGAGGCGTTCGCCAACGGACCATGATTGGACGCCAGGAGAAAGAGTGGTACTGGTCGCCTTCACAGGGGCTGGTCTGGTGCCAACGTCCATTCATGGCACCTTCCAAGGCTTTACAAAGGGAAGCAATGGAAGAAAGGCTGCAATGGTTCAATGGGAGCAAAACGATGCTCTCGTCTCTAGTACAGTGGCAATTCAACGCATCCGCCCCATCGCCTGCATTCCTCAATGACCACCACAAAAGCATCTAATTTGCCATGGTAAGCCCTCGCTTTTCTTTTCGGTTTCCTTCTTTAGAGCGCCAGCAACTTTTTCTTGCTGCTAAAAAACTTAATACAACTCCTTCCAGTCTCTGTCGAGCAGCAATTCGTAAATTTCTGTACGACTTGGAGGATAATCAACTCGGCTCTCTTGAGTCGTTTGAGGAGGCGAAATAAAATGCTTGATCCACTTAACGATGGCAAAAGCTCTTTACGACTCCTTGATTCCATGGGGAGCAGCCTTTCTGTCGTCAATGATGCTCGTCAGTCTTTTGCTGCAGAAAGCCCAGAATGGACAGAACGCGACGGCAAACTTCTTCGCTACCTTGCAAAGCATCATCACACTTCTCCTTTTAGGGGTGTGGTATTTAAATGGGCTATAAAGGCCCCGTTGTTTGTGGCAAGGCAATGGTGGAAACACACAGTGGCCTCCACTTTTGTTGACGATCAGTTGGGCTGGAACGAAAAAAGCTTTCGTTATTGCTCGGCTGAAGAAGCAGAATTTTACATTCCCATGGAATTCTTGCAGCAAAGCGAAGACAACCGTCAAGCGTCTGCAGGACCTCTTCAGCTTCGTGAACAAGCGCTAGCCCTAATGCAGTATTCACAGGCAATAGAAGCTTGCAAGCAGGCTTACGAGGGGCTTCTGCTGACGGGCGTAAGCAAAGAGCAGGCTAGGGCTATCCTGCCTTCTGCACTCTATACAAGCTTTGTCTGGACTTGTTCCTTGCAGGCTCTGTTTCATTTTATTTCCTTGCGTATCGGTCACGGAGCCCAAGGAGAAATTGTGGCCTATGCTAAAGCGCTGCTTGAACTAGGCAGACCAGTGGCGCCAGAAGCTTTTGATGCCTTTGCTGAAAACAACTATCAATTCTGATCATGCACGATCCCGTTAACAGTCCCGCACACTATGCCGACACTAATGGAAACATTCAATGCATTGAAGCCATTGAAGCGTCCATGAGCACAGCAGAGTTCAAAGGCTTCTTAAAAGGTAATGTTCAAAAATATGTTTGGCGCTATTCTCAAAAGAATGGCTCTGAAGACCTTAAAAAAGCCAAGTGGTATCTTAAGCGCTTGATTCTCATTTGCGAAATGGAGGAGGCAACGGGAAGAGCAATTGAAGAAACCACTAAAGAAGTGTTGGGCGTTAATTACGATCCCGACGATTATTTAAAAGCAAGTGGCTGTCCTGATGGCTTCTGTCCTATGCCTAGTGTGCGTCAAGGACCTTCAGAGGCCATGTTCGCTCCCATTTGCGACCACTAAGCAGCACACCACTCACTTAAAGGAAAGGGGCCGACAGCGGCCCCTTTTTCGTGCAATGGTAATACGCGCTGAGTTGCTTCGCACCATGCTTCCCAATCGGAAAGATTTGTATGAGCGCTCACGAAACTATGGTGATGAATCCAGCTTAAAAGCAGTTCTTCGCGCCTTGTTGTCCAAAATTCTTGAGGGCGCCACCATTCAAACAAACGCAGACTGCCCTTGGAGGCATTGCAAGAAAGACAGGAAGGCGCATTGTTCCATTTTGCAAAGTGCGGGCCGCCTTTGCTTTTAGGGACAATGTGATCAATCGTTAGCTTTTCATTCCATTTGCCACAATAGGCACAAGCACAGTGACCAAATGGCCCTCGTAATTGATAGTCTTCAAAAATACTTTTTCTATAGCGTCTTTTAGCATCACCAGGCCGTAGTTCAGAAAGCGAATGGAGGAGTTCTTCAGGTCCATTGCTCATCCCCATGATGATATTTGGTTGGCTTCTTTCAAGCTTAAAGCCAAAATTAAACCATGGTGGAATGTGTAGAATGAACAAAAGAAAGTTTTTATTTCAATGAATGCCTGGCAAGCAAAGCTCGCGGACTTCGCAGTAGTTCTCACCGCAGGCATGCTTCTTGCCACTGGTGGAATGATGATGAGCATCGGTCATCAACAAGTGAGAATAGCAGCTCAAATTGAAACCATCACGGAAAAATTAGACGTACTTACGGAAAACATGAAAATGATGGAGGAGCGAGTGCGCTCTTTGGAAATTAAACGCTAGGCTTTTATCAAAGGCATGACTCCCATGGAACCCATCGAATGGTTTGTTATTGGTGGCATTCTCGTTGCTGCTGCTGACCAGATTCTTGACCACTCCCCCTGGAAAAGTAACAACATTCTTCAGCTCGTCATGGAGGGCCTGAAGACCATCTTCCGTTCTAGCAAGTGAGCGAAGTCGCCAATTCCTGGGAAGGCGTAAGCCTCCATGCACGGCGCGTGGGGGCTAAATTTCCCGAGCTTGTAGCAGCACAATGGGCATGTGAAAGTGGCTTTGGAAAGCACACATCTGCTCGACATAATTACTTTGGCCTAAAAAGCTCTGGCGGCGCCAGTACAACGAGCACCACTAAAGAGTTTTACGATGGACAATGGATTACAATTAGGGCTGGTTTTATTGATTTCCCAAGCCTTGCCGCTTCCATTGAATACCTTGTATCTCGCTGGTATCTTGATTGGCGGTCGTACAAGGGCGTGAATCATGCCCCCAATAGAAACGCTGCAGCAAAGATGCTGCAAAATCAAGGCTATGCTACTGACCCTAACTATGCTGATAAACTCATTCGCTTAATGAATCAATATGCACCGTCATCAGTCATGAGCAATTCCCCTATTCGCCTTGCCAACGCAGCTAAATTTTACAAAGAAGAAAGCCATCAGCTTGCAGCATGGAATTGGCTTCAAGAAAAGCTGAGCAATGCCGAACTAGAGGAGTTTGCGGAGCTTTATCGAGCGGCTCCTGCTGCTAAACCTCCGCTCATCTCCAATCCGTTAAATATACCATATTTCAGCCAAAGGGATAACGTTTCTGGACAGGGGCAGCGAGAATGCTTTAGCAGCTCTTGCGCAATGATTGCAGCATATTATGGCAAGGTAAAAACTGATGATGAATATAATACTATTCGCGCTCGCTTTGGTGACACCACCAATGCCAATGCACAAGTCAAGGCCCTCCAGTCTCTTGGCCTAAAAGCTTCTTTTGTTGTTGATGGCAACGAAACATTGCTGCAAAATGAAATCAGGGCTGGCCGTCCAGTGGCAGTGGGATGGCTGCACCACGGGCCGTTTAATGCTCCCACGGGAGGCGGACATTGGAGCGTTGTCGTTGGTTTCAATGCTCAAGCTTATATTCACAATGATCCCTTCGGTCAGGCCAATATTATCAAAGGAGGTTATATCGGCGCCAACGGTGGGCAAAATATTGCCTATGGGAAACAGAATTGGCTGCCCCGTTGGAGAGTGGATGGCACTGGCGGATGGGCCGTGTTAGTAAGCAAATGACAAACGAAGCCATCTTCAATGCACTTTGCCACGAACTAGCGCTATTCGCCATTCGCAAATGGCCGTCGCTTACCTTTAATCCATGGATCAAAGCGCTGCTTGCCTGGTGCAAGCCTGATTGGACAGAATGGAAAACCCAGCAAACTGTCAAGAAAGTTGACGAGCAAGCTACTGAGCTAGTGAAGCAATGGGAAAAAGAGGGGCGGGAAATCGTTGCCGATAAGCTTGCTAGCAAAGCCCAGGAGCTGTTTCCAGCAGCCACAATCACTCCCTTGCCTGATGCCATTGTCCCTTCCGTGATGATCGTTCACGAGGCTCCTGAGAGTGCTAGCGACGCTGTTAAAGCCTTGGGAGGTGAGCTTCGTATTACTTGGACTTTAGACGGACTAAAATAAGAACAGACAATTTATTGCCATGGAAATCATTGTTGGTTTGGTAATGTTTTCCGCAGGAATGGCAATGGCTAGTCGCATGTACCATCAATGCGTTCATCCTTACCATCCTTCATGCAAGCTTTCTGCTCAACCTCCAAGCCTAAAAAAATAAGGTTGTGTAGTTTCATGTAGTGGCAAGACATGCCATCCATATAGTCCACATTGAAGGTGTCGTACATGGCGTGACGATAGGAACCACGCTCTTCGACCTCTGCTTTATACATCAAGCCCACCACTTGCCTGAAGGCCCTTGCCCTTTCGTCCATTGAAAGACTATCCCACCAAGCTTGGTCTTCAGCCCTCATGGTTTGATCGCTTTCGTTCCACGCCTGACGTAGAGCTTGTAGCTCAGGGGAATTAAGCCAGTCCATCAGCGATGAAGCCTTGTCTTGAGTTGAAACCACTTTTCCTTTTCTGTTTCAAAGTAATCTAACCATGAATCAATGGCAGCATCAATGGCTTCTAGTGCTTTCTCTGCGCCGTCGTCAGGGCTGCTGACCAACTCTTGTAGTGCTTCAGCAATGGCATCTACTTGCGCTTTGTAATGGTCGTCCATGATCCATGAAGCGTGA